TCTCTCTCCAAAGTTGAACATTCTTCTTGAATGGTCAATAGAGCTAGATTGCATTGTACCACCTGGCGAAATACTATATTGATTAGCCATGTGTAATAATCCCCTATTTTAACTCAATAATCATTAGATAATATTAAATCTTTCATTATCAGCAATTATTGAATCCATTAGTTTATCACCTGCACTTTTCTGTTCCACATTAGTGTTTTGAGAAGGCAGGACGCCCATAGAATTAGGGATAGACTGTGCTTTCCTAGTTTGCTGAAAAGCAGCACTTGGTGCTGGTTGAGCAGTAGGTTGCATACTCTGTCCTTTATTCACTTGAAATAACCTCCAAGTATTTTCAAAACTCATAGACTGAGGGTCAGACATCATCTTAACATATTCATCAAACTCTTGGTCAGAAGCATTAAACTGTTGACGTGCTTGATTTCTCATTTGTGTCATTTGTTCTTGTTCTCTTGCTTGCTGTTCTTGAGCTTCTCTATACTTATTTTGATTAGCTTCCATCTCTTGTCTTTCAGATTGAATCAATGCCATATTATATTCTCGTTCTAAACGATTATATTCATCCATATCATCTCTCCAAGCTTCAACTGCATTTTGATATTGTGCACTTTCACTTGAAGGGTCTGTATAAGCTTCTTCTCTATTAAAACTTAAAGGTCTTTGTGGTTTTTCTGGAGGAGGTGGAAATTCTTCAGTTTCCTTCTGCTCTGGTTGCTGGGGCTGTGCATTCCCCTGCATCAAAGAAGTAAGCTGTTGAGTAAGAACTTCATTAGTTTTTTTAACATTTTCTAATTCATTTTTATTTTTATCAGCTTGACTCTGCCAATAAGCATACCGCACTTGTTCATTATCAGCTTGAGTAGGTACTTCAGGATTTGCTTCTTCCGTTGTTTCCACAGGTTTAGGTGAGTCTGTCACCGCCTCAGTTTCTGGATAAATAGATGGGTCTGCCATTGTTCTATCAGTTCCACTGAGTATGTCTTGTATAGCATCATTATCCATGCTGGGAGTACCAAACTCTGCAGGCATACCTTGTTCAGGTGCTGGTTGTTCTTGGGTCCCTTGATTCTGTACTATTTGTTCGTCAGCCATTGTGACTCCTATTCTTGATTGCCCATCGGTCCTTGGGGTGAATCAGTTTTTTTAAATTCTTCGATAGGCTCTTCTCTTATTGCCTGTCGAATTTGACCAGTTGCATCATTAAGGCGTTTCTCAAAGACTGTTCCTGCAGCTTTCGCTCTAGCAGAAGTAGAGTCTAGTTGAGCCTTAAACTTTTCTATTTCAGCACGTTGACGTGCATGATATACTTCTCTTTCTCTTGTTTGTATATCACCTTCTAATTCTTTTATTTTTTGAGTTGCTTGCTCTAATTGACTTTGTAGCTGACCAACAACATCTGTTCTTTGTAGAACTCCTTCCATATCAAATACTTCTGTTTTCTTTAATACTTCTTTTTTATCAATAATACCATTTTTATACGCATCCATATACATCTCAAGTTCAGCATATCTATTTGTTGGTAAAGTAGAACCAGCCACAACCACCACATCATATTTCCCAATTCCAATATCATTTACTACTCCCACTTCTTGCATCTTATCATCATACAGTCTTTGGTTAATTACAAATTCAGATATAGAGTTATTTGGTTGTATAAGTCTTATAATTTTTTCTTCTGAGTATAATTGTTGTGACATAGGTATTGCAACCTCACCACATCTTTTTAAAGCACTTTCTATATCTGATTGCTTAGATTTCATTTTACGTTGACCAAACTCATCTAAAGATATAGTAGCTTTATATGTTTGTGGTGCTGCTTGTGCATTACCCATCATCATCTCATATAAACCTAATTGGTGGTCTATATCATTTTTAGCTTCTTTCTCATTAGCATATAGTTCATTAGGTAATGGTGTTGGTGCAACTTGCTGAGGTGGTCCTTGGTCAAAATCTACTTCTATTGCTACACCTGGTTGTGACCATTTAGTTTCAAACTCTCTCATATCAACAGAGCCTGATGGTATTAAAATCTTTTGGTTTGTACTAGTAGTTGCATGTGCTATAATTAATGACCTTGTTTTATTAATATACTCCTGCAAACCTTTTACCATTCTAACATCAGATGTAGGATAAGGTGTTCTAGTATGTATATTCATTAAAAATATTAAAGGATAGTGTTCTGTAGGTAACATCCTTTCATATATAAGTTGGTCACCCATAATAACACAAACATGAACTCTAGTAGTAGGTACGATAACATATTCTAATTGCCCCATTTCTAATAAATCAGCTATTTTTATTTGTTCCATTTCAGGCAATTGAGGTTGTTGTGCGTCAGGAATACCCTGTGCTTTAGCCTGTTCTAATTCTTGTGCAAACTTTTGTTGTATAGCTTGCATTAGTTGAGTAGCTTTTTGTGCATCTGTTATAATCATATCTTGAAAAACAAATGCTGGTCTTTCTAAATACTCTTCAAAATCTTCTTTTGTTAAAAACTCTTCTTTACCATCAAATCTTTGAAATACTCTATAGTAGTCTACTATCTCTTTATAATATCTTTCATAACCTCTAATGTAATCATCACTATCTCCACCATAACCTATATATGTAGATGTTCTTTGGTCTTCTGGGAATGATAGCTCACCATCATCTTGTCTTAATGTATCAGGTCTATCACTTCTAAAGTTTTCTGTAGTTGCATTCTTAATTGCTTTTTCATACATAGGATATAAAGCTTTGGCTTGTGCTTTAGTATATAAACGTGATATAATTATATTTTCAGCATCATCACAAAACTTATCTCTTGAGTTAGGGTCTATATAAACATCTAACGGGTCAATGTCTTTAACCTTTACATCGCCTTTTCCCATGTCAGACATAGGGTCTTGATGTACAAGTAAACACCCCATGCCAGTAGTATAATAATCATCAACAGCGGTCCTAAGACAATCGTCCCCGTTAGAATTTTGCCAAATATATTCTAATACACCGTTCATTGCTTTTGCAACTTTATTATCACTATCTTCTCTAGGTGATACTCTAAAGGAAGGTTTTTGTGAAGTTAACATAGCCTTAGCAGATTCTACAGCTGGATGTATTCTATTTACTACAACTGCTGCTTGACCACGTTCTTCTAAACGTATTCTTTGTTCTTTAGTCCATTGACGCCCTAAACGAAATTCCTTGTCTTCTTGTGCATGCTCTGCCCAAATTTCTCTTTTATCAGAATATGTTTTGAAAAGGTCGTGAGTATCTTGTACTTTTGCTTTTTGTGATTTAGGTTTTTTTGTATATGCCATGATATATTTCTGAGCGTAATTTACAATTACATTGTCATCCAGTCAAGTAGTTTCTTTCTTTTTGGTTTATTACTTTGTTGTTGAAATGATTTTACTCTACAAGGTGATGCTTTGTCTAGTGCAATCCATATAGCATCTAGTATATCATCATTTTTTCCTCTAGGATAAGATAAGAACTCTTGTTGTGCAGATATATCAGATGGTCTAAAGTAAAATTGTTTCTTTGCTAACATAGGAACTAAACTAATAAGTCTTTCTGATTTACGTGTTCTTGGTTTTACACCTCTTTCTAACCCAGGTATATACAAATTTTCTTTCATCATTAATGCTTTTGTACTATCTCTTAATGCTTCTTGATATGCAACTGTCTCAATCTTCATTCTCTTTGGTCTGTACTTCTTATAAAATTCGATAATTTTGCTAGGTTGCTCCGCAGGAGATACTCTGTCTCGTAATATATCCACAATGTACCTGTTATTATCGCTGTCAATAGCAATGACAGCAATAACAAAATAGTCTGCCCTACGACTAAGACTACTAGCGGGGTCAATTCCACAATAGATTTCAACTGGTTTAACATCTTCACCACTCCCTGTTTTTTTAACTAAAAGATTTTGTCCCTCTCTGCGTGCATAATCATAGTGATGTAACTGTATATAATGTGGTTTGAATGGTGCATCATCAGGTGATTGAGCTATATTCATGTATTCTTGGTAAAAACCATTAAGGTTACCTACACTTTCAAACTCTTTCTTAATCTGTAATATTCTTTCTTTTGGAAACCTTGCATTCCATATAGGTTTTTCATCCTCATCCCATATAGAATACCACAATGTTTTCCAGGCATCTGACTCTTTTGCCCAGCATAAGAAACAATCTTCACTAATAACTGTACCTATCATTACTACTCTACCATCATCTGATAAAGAAGGTATCACAGCTTCTGTCATCCACTTCCTATTTTTACTTCTTGCTTCTGGTGTAGATGCATTTAACTCTGATTCAAAGTCATCTACTATAATTAAGTTAGGTCTTGTATCTCCTTGTATAAAACCTCTAACTCTTTGCCCTGTACCTACAGCTACTATCCTTGCACCATTATTAAGAACTACATCTGTTCCTGTCCATCTAGATGCTGTATTACTACCCTTATCTCCATATAACTGTTTATATATATCACTATGGTCTAAATGATACTTTATACGGGATAAAAAGTTTATACTCTGTGCTTGTGACTCTGATACTATAACAATAAACAGGTCTTCATCTGGCTGTTTGAATGTAATCTTGTACAATGGTAATATAAGACTAGCTACAGTAGATTTAGCTGTACCTCTAGGTGCTGCCACCATAACACGCCTATATTCTTCATTCAATAATGTTTTATATATCTCTTGGTGAAAATCAGGCACAGCACGTGTAAGTGCTTTAGGAAAGCATACCTTACCAAATTTACCCATATTACGGGCTAACTCTAATCCTTGCTGTATTAGATTATATTTTTGTTCGCCATCAAGACTCATTAGTTATATTACCTTCTGCTTCTTGAGATGTGCCTTTTATCTTAAGTATCTCTCCAAGCATCTTTGTATCAAATACACCTTCTATCTGTTCTTGTTTTAGTTTTACTTTATCATCTCTAGCCCAACCTTTGTATTGTGATAAGTCTTGTAGTATACCACGTCTTAGTTTTATACTTTCTAACTTATTATCATTACCTAGCTCTACAGCATCTTTCTCTAACTCATTCCATTTTTCTGCTAGAGTTTCGTCTGTAATGCCATGTTTGGCTAACATCTCTACTTTTTCTTTACTCACAGCTCTTTTAAACTCCTTTGTCTTTGTCATTCTTAACCATTTATTTGATTCAGAAATAGTTTTAGGTTCTATAACTTCCTTTATTGCTGTACTTACAGGTATCTTACGTGCAACATAATTAGCAATAGTCTTCATTTTTTTTGTACGAACTACATTGCTCATATAGGATTTACCATTAGTACTGTATATATTCTCTCTACCCTTTGCTATAAACTGTTTTGAGTTATTCCAGGTAGTTCCAACAGGAAACCTTAGATTATAGTTTGTTTTGGTTTTTTTAGAAGAATAGCATTCAGATACGTAATTATCGTCAGTTATACCCCAATCACCCTGTCTAGCTTCATTCCAAGGTTTATAGGTTATATTATTAGTATCTGCCTCCTCTTTCGTGTATACCTTGTACGTTTTAGTACCTGTTTTATGATTTATAGTTACTTCGTACATAATGATTTGCCACCACCCACCCTACCTACGTCTAGGTCATTGTCAGAGGAGAGATTAAGTTTTTAACTCAAAATGAGGTAAGTCATCAAAATTATTATCTTTAGTCTGGGTATCCATGTCCCAGTCTCCTCCCCAACGTATTTTTATACCCATACTACTAGCTATACCTATTACATAACCAGCAAAGTAGTGAAACCTATCTCTATCACTCCAATCAATAGGATAAGGTGCTACATCTACTGCATTACTAGGTGTTGCGTTATGTTTACCTTTTGGGTACTTTAATTTACTTTTACCTTCATCAAATAACTTATTCTGTCTTTCTTTACTCCTATGCCCCTCAATGACAGTACAATCAAAGCTTTTTACTACTTCCTCAAACAATCTAATTAAATCAGGGTGTGCAGTATATAGATTTCTTTTTGACCTTATTCCAAACTTAGGCATTAATCTTTCTCCTTTGTAGGTTCATAATAAGCTGCATCGTATGCAGCATCTGTTTCTTCTAAGCTACCAGCTTCTCTCTGTGGTTTTACAGTTCTGTCTACTGTATAGTCAAAACAATCTTCACAAATATACATCTCTTCCATTTTTAACTGTGCATTACATTCTACACAATGGTTAGGAGCTGGTGTAAAGTTATTTAACAGCGACATCGCCACTTTCTTAATGCTTTATTAATTCTTGAGTTAGGGTCGTTAGCTGTTTTAGCACTGGTAAGCCTTTTTTTCATACCACACATACGGGCACAAAAGGATTTACGCCTGCTGGCATCTTTTCCTGTAGGATTTTTCTTTGTAACTGCCATTTTTAGCTTAGAACCAGGGTTTGCAGCCCTATAACTAGCTATACCCTTGCGGTTTAACCCGCCTTCTGGGTTTTTACCCTCTTTTCTTTGCCATGCTGGACTTTTTGCCATGCAGTTTTCCTTTGTAAGTTGCGTTATACCAGTCAGTTACAGCTTCATAGAGTTCTCTACGCCTTTTATCCATGTAAAAACCTTGTATTTTACTGACATCAGCCCAGAGTTTACCGCTATTTAACGAAAAATCTTTATTTAAGTATTTATTAAACTTAAGTTCCATACTAATTTTGTTCTAAATGTTACCTCACTTAATTAACTTATATAATATATAATTTATAATACTTATATTTAACATGCAATAAAAAAAAATTTTGTCGTAACTCGTTTAAAATAGACTATATAGAGCATACCACCACCTTTTAGACTTTGGTTGAAAATGAACTGGGAAGCAAATCCCAATTTTTTATGTAGATTGTGAGTACGTAATATACTTGCCACCGCACCCGTGCGATTTCACGCCTTGCCTTCGAACTTTCGTTCGTATTCAATTCGTTCATCGAACGGGACGATGTTCCCCCACAATTTTGGATGACCAAAATACTTTATTCCGTCTACTATGTCATCAGAATTCCATTAGTGACGGACGTTCTTATTCACAATATAACATAGGAATGTTACATTATGCCTAAGTCTTCCCAAAAATCCGTTGGATTTACCGTGAAGAACACTGTCTCAGACAATTGTCTGGACAATAAAGGACGTGTTATTACAAATAAACAAGGTGAGGTTGAATATACCTCAAATATCTTGTTATTTGCAAATACGTCTGGTGTGTCATTTCCATCAGAAATCTCTACTGATGTTATACAACAAATCATCGACGAATCTGGCTCACGAGCCACTTTAGCCGATGTTGACGTTTATCGAGCAGAACTCAATAAAGGTCAAGTTGTATCTCATAGTAGTTCCTCTGATGAGGAAAGACCTTACTCTTACTGTAAGTATAGACCTACCATCCAACCTGTAGAGGTTGAGATTCCAGGTCTGACAGTAGCGTAAGGACTTACCTACAATGACACCTTCCGAACCCGTTCATCAGGTTTGTTACTCAATGATGAATCATATGTATACCAAACGTTTAGTCAGTACTTAGTAAACTCAGTATTGGCTAAACCACATATGCTATGAACGTTAAATCATAGATTTATTCTTAATCGCTCCCGTGAAAGGAAGCAACAAAAAAGGAGGTTAAACATTGCAATTTATTTATCAACTAGTCAGTAATGATATTTTATGGTATGTGTTTTGTTTCTGTTCATTCAGTGCAATATATACAATATTATTAATGGCGTTTAATAGAAAGTAATTTTAACATTTATTTAACAAAATACAGAAAGGGGGTAGTATGCAATACGCAAGAAATTTCTGTAAATTCGAAAAGGTATATGGTAAAAGTGAAGAAGAAAACTTTTACAATATTACAGGTTACAAAGTAAAATATGACCGAAAGAAAAAAGGTTATCGTATAACAGGTGATTGTATTACAATTAAAAATGTACTTTGTAAGGATGTGTTTAAGTATAACTCAGGTGAGAATATACAAAGATGCTTTCCATATTTGTCTGTGGATGAACGTGAGTTCTTAATCACAGGTATCTATGCCGAAGACGATATGCACCCAGCAACAGGTGTATAACTCAATGTTGCAATGTTCAATCAAATAGTAATTATCATAATAGGATTGACAATGATTATTATAGGCTTAAACAACTACTTATACATAAGGTTAAGTTGCGTTTTTCTCTTACCTTCCTTTACTCCCTTTTTCGTAAAGTGTATAAAGTTTAAGCCTATAATATTTTATAATGTATATACTTCTATATATTTTTTTTTGACAGAGGGAAGACCTCTCTTTCAAAGAAATTTTTACATAAAAGTTGGTATACATAGGTGAGTTTGTCGTGTTCCATAGTTTCCCCTAACTATACGCCTAGGACACAGGATTATTTTGCAGTAGTATGGACTAAACTGTGACAAACTCTTGATTTCAAATTACCTAAATACTTAATAACTCTTAGAAAGGTCCAAGCCTTTAATAAGTGTACAGTTATCGTTAGAACCCATCTGGTTTGTCCCGCGAAATGAACCGATAACCGTAAGTATTTAGGTAATATTTTTAATAACATAATAACAGGAGAGTGAGTGATGGACAAGGATGGAAATAAAAATACACATATGGGTAAAAAGTCATTAGTTTTATTTTATCATTGGTTAATACAACAAGGTAGAGTAAAACCAAAGGGTGCAGCGTACAGACGTATGATAGCAATAAAACGTAGTGACAAAGTACAAGAACAATGGTTCAATGTTTCAAAAGATTTAAAAGAAACAGGAGACGCGTAATGAAACCTAAAATAGTAGATAGCAACAACAATGAAAAGATTCATAATTATTTATCAGGCAAAATACAAAACAGACTAGACGTAGGAAATGTTCGGTTTGGACAACAAATGCCTTTAAATAAATATGATATCAATGATGCATTAGAAGAATCCATTGATTGTTGTATGTATTTAGCCGCTATAGTTATGGGAACTATAGAGCAGAACAAAACAAAAGTAAAGAAAGAGAGTATTAGTATGCCACAAAGACAATACAAATACAGTAAATACTACAGTCCTTACAGTAAGCCTAGGAATTATAGACGTAAATATAGACCCTATATTCCAGGTTATAGATTAATGTATGGTATGTATCGTATTTTAACTTCACAGAGAACACTGAACTTGTTAATTGTATCAAGTATTATAGCAGTGATTATCTTAATATTAATGTAACATAAAAAAGGAGAGTGTATTATGCCGAATACAGGTGTAAACGTACAGTTATTGCATTACTTAAATGCAAACAGACCAGTAGCAGTTGAGGGAGTCTCAACAATCACAGATGTTCTAGCAAATCAAAACTTTGCTCACGAACAGGCTGATGACATTACTATATCAAGAGCAGGAGTAGACTTAGATACAGCCACTCTTACAACACCATTACAGCCAGGAGATACCATATATATCGCCAAAGGCTCTGTAAAAAGTGGTAGATAGTAATAGAATGTTAGTAGATGGGAAGATTCTTGATGGGTCTTCCTTACCTGCTAACGTAAATGAGAATGCATCTTGCAAAGAATATTATTGGCGTGAAAATAGAGATGGTGATTCAAGACTAAAATGCGATACTATTTCTTTGACACTACTTGATTGGAATAATGAAAGTGATTCAAATATGTTTGATATATGGCTACATAATTACTTTCTTATGATTGAGAGAGACGAAACAGATGCAGAAGAAACTAAGACTATTAGTTATCAGAGAGAAGCATTTAGAGATTTAAATATCCCTGTTTACTACAGAGAATATACTGATGGTAATGTTCCATATCTTGATTTGTTTTTTGATTTAGGTAAAACTAAAATAAAAACATCAGGTAAAATGAGATTGCCAAATACTTTTTTACGAATGAAATCAATAAGATATTATCAAGTTTATCGTGAAAAAAGATTCTGTTCTGTGGTTCCTAGTCCTGAGTTAATGACTTTTCATAATATCATTAAGGATTATACTAGTACAGGTCATTGGTATGTTATCAAAAATGCTACACATCCACATGTAAATCATGGTTCAAGTCGTGCTTGTTTAGGTGCGTATGCTAATAGATTCTTACAGTATGGTCAAGAAGGCAATATTGTTTTCTATTTTCATACCTGGAAACAATGGCTTAAAACAAATAATGGTAGAGATTGTTATCAAAGTATGTCTACTATATATAGATGGTGTGGACGTTTTAACTTTATGTTCAATAAAAAACGTGGTAGTGGTATAATGCATAGAAATATATCACATATCATGCATATAGATTCTCAGTTAATCTTAGAAGATACATTATGTAGATTATATGTTGAAACTGTAAAACATAAAGTTAAAAATAATTATCATCATGTTGACCACATAAATCTAAATCCATCACATCATTTTCAAAAAAACTCTAATTTAGATATAATTTTAAAACAAGTATATCAATTAGCAGTTGATGATTATAATGATAATGCATATGATGGTAGGTATCTAAACTTTAATAACTTAGTTCAAGAACTTAAAGTAAGATTCTATGCCTATAATGGTATAACAAATAAAATGTTACAACAATTAAAAGGTAAAGAGTTAAATCCAAAAATAACAGATGAGATTAATGGTAAAACTAGTTATAGTAGTTTGTATGAAACTGATGTTAAATATATTGTTAATGGTCATAATAATTTAGATATGGGAAGAGAGTTTCACGTACCTGATTACTTTATGATAGATAACAAAGCAGGTATACATATGTTAGTTTCAATATTACGAACTTCTTATAGTTCTTTTTATTCTAATAAACCTATTTCATATAATGAATTTATGGATGATGTTCATAAACAATTTGATGAAAGAACTAGTGATTGGATTAAAGATGTTATAGAAAATAGTTCTATTAAAACTAACCATAAACTTATAAAGTTGTTGTACAATATGTATAGACTTAGATATTCTATTGTTAAAGAAAATAATATAGATAGATATTATACTAATACTTATATGTTTAATAGCAAAGAACTTATAAGTAATTGGTATGAAATAAATCTAAATGACTATTGTAACAATGCTGCTTGGCATGAACATTATGATAAAGAAACTATGCCTGACAATATTGATGTTCATATGTTCGAAGAACGTAGATACAGAGATTTGTGCAAAAGAGTAGCAGAAGCAACAAAGGACGAAGAGACTAATGATAAGTTCAAAGAAAGAACACAACCTAAGTCTACATACGTTCATTCTAATAGAAAATATAAATTCAAAGGGTTACTATCTAACTTAGAACCTGAAGAATGTACAAAATCAGTTGTAGACTTTTTCAATTGGACTATTAGAAAGTTGTTTATGGAGGTAGTTAAACATATAAATGAATCTAAGAAAAGGAGTGAATTAGATTATGAAAGTAAAATCAAAACACCTGAGTTTGTTGTTGACGAAACAGATGATAGACAAGGTAAACTATTTGCACCAAGCATTCCCATCAACGGAGTGGTCGGGTCCAGCGTGGTACTTAACAAGTCAATCAGAGAAATCTAATATCCCTGATAAATGGAAACTTGTACATTTTGTACCTATTGATTTAGGTACTGGTACAAGTACTGAGTTTGATGGTAAAGACCAAACTAAAATAATACAAGAAGAGATGAAGAAACATCCTCAACTCTCTAAGTGTTGTGTAGGTTTGATTCATAGCCATCATAATATGGGTGCTTATCATAGTGGTACTGACAATGAAACACTAGAAGAGTTAGCACCTGCTAATGGTTTCTTTGGTAGTCTAGTTGTATCACACGCAAAAGAACACTATGCATTTGCAATTAGTTATTTGTCACAACATAAACACGGAATAATCATTGAGTCTGATAATGTTATAGTTGATAAACCTAAAATCAAAGTTGATAAAGAGTTTATTAAGGCTGTAAATAATCTTAAAGAACAAGAAAAAGTTAAACCTGCACAGCAGATTATAAGTTGGGGTAGTAAAACACCTTATTATAATCACGCATCTTCTTATTACAACAATGTAATAGGTGGTATGAATGCTAAAAAACACGATAAACTTTTTGATATATCCGATAAGTTTGTTATGGGTGATATCAATGTTCACCAAGCAAGAGCAAAGTTTACACTTATGAATGAAGACTTTGACTCATTCTTTGAAGAACATTTTGATGAATCTGTACAAACAAATAAAGAAGGTAAGTACTTCAATGTCACAGACGTTGGATACTAGATATCTAAGGAACAAAGATATCATCGACCAGTCACAGTTAC